CCAACCGTAATTCTTACCAAGCGTATAGATTGTAACCGTTCTTTCATTGGCTTGTTGAACTAAATTAGTTCTATTAACCATATCCATTTGTGCATTAAATTCTGGCATGATGAGTTGCACAGAGTCAAGGTCCATTCGATCTTGGAATATCTTAAGTGCAGCACCATAAGAGATAAATTGCCACCATTGTTCAAGTTGGGGGCTTTGACCTTGTTCTAAGAGTTCTGTCGGCCTAATATCTGCCTCAAGTTGAATGACGTATGATTTATCGGGAACAGGTCTGAATACAAACTTATTATCGAAGTATAAGCATGAAATAGGTAATCCTGGCTGATAAAATTGTCCCTCTCCATAGATTATATTATCTACAGAGTTCATGGTATTAGCTGGAAATAAAACCGTATATGCACCTGTTTGATAGTTTATTTGTCCATATGGTGAAGGTAATGTTTGTGGAATTCCAGGAACTCCTAAAGCGCCAGTGGTACTTGAAGCTATACCTGTTGCGCCATCTATGAGTGGATAGTCTATGATCTGCATCGCCGATCCACCAATATCTAATGCTGAAAAGAGAACAGAATTCTGCAAGACAGGAAACTGTTCTAGATTTCCGGTGAATGGTCCAGGTGTGCCATTACCTTGAAACAAAGTATTAAACACAAAATTAGTTTGAGGATAGTTCCCATAAAATACATCTCGGTACTGAGTCCAGAAACAGGGAATACCGGCAATATAAATAGTTGGATGCACCGTTACATATTTATTCTGAAAATTATAGAGTGGGTCTGCAGGATTAACAGTGTTTGTTTGATATGTATCTATATTTGGTTGTGTATAAAAAGTTAAGGTAGTTCTTAAAGAAAACAATCTTAAATGTTCCGGGAAATCATACAATATAAACGTATTTATATATTGCAGTAAATCATCTTGAGATAATTGCTGTAATGAAGGAGATCGTGTTAATCTTCGTACCTTCTGTTGAATCGCTGCTAATGTGGAATTTGCCATATTTATTCCTAGATACTTGGTTCAGGTCTTTCATATACATTTCTAAATGAGCCAGATAATACCGAAGCATCTTCCCCTATGGGTACTGCTTGCGCAGGAGTACCATATCGTGGTGAAAGAGGAAAAAGGCCATATGGTGGTATTACAAAAGCATCAAAGCCCGAAGAGTCTACCGGTATAGTAAACTGCGTCGGGCTCGTAACTGTAATCAGAAATTTTCGTTTATTAAGAACAGTCATACCAAATCCCTGAGGAACTATAATGCGAACATACCATAAAGATTGATACCCGTGTGCCAGATTAGTCGTAATAACCGCAGGATTTGACTGCGTTATGGAAACTATGTCTCTATTTGCGGGTATTTCTAAAGGGTTTGCTATCGCACCATAATATGGCATTTTATTCCTTTATAGAGCAACTTGAGCTACTTCTACTACTTTATTTCTCTCTCGTAACATTCTATCATTTTCCGTAAAATCCAGAGGAATAAAATCACAACGATGATCTTTCTCTACTTCCATCATGTGTTGTTCACTTTTAAAGCCACCATCATTAACCATAGCCTTAACCTCTAAGTCACCTTTAAGACCAATAAGAGGTTTATAGCTCCGATAATATACATGGTTCTTTATGTGTTCTACAACCATTCTGGGCAATGTATATGTATAGCCATCAACTAAACAATATTGTTTATAATCATCTTGTCTATACTTTTTGAATCTAAAATTTAATGACTGACCTTTATGTTCTAAGTTAATAAACTTACCGGTCAGTAATTCATGATCGTATTCGTATTCAGCTGCTGTTTCTTTAGCAACCATTTCTTTAGTTTTTCTTTTACTTAATTCTTTTTTAAATTCTTTGGTCATGGTTCTCCTATTAAAATTGGGGGGTATTTCACCCCCCTAATATACTCTAATTAAATGCCGTTGTAAGATTTACCAGCTACCCAGTAAATAACATCGCCATTTGATCCTACTGCTCCTTGAGCGCCTGCTCCAAGAGTCATACCGATCTCAGCAATATTAACTTCAGAATCACCTATAATATTAGTATTAGAAAGAATTGATTCTGCAGTATTCATACCCACAGGAGTAACTTGTGGATAAGTGAACGCTGGATTAGCAGTCAATGGCCATGCAAATGCAGTGAATGCACTTGTATCTACATCAACAGTAATAGTATTAGTTACACCATCAACATCAGCTTGACCTACTGCAACAATAGTAGCTTGAACTTCATTGAGTTCAGTCATTCCAAATGCTGCTGCAGTCACGGTAGGGATAGTAAATCTAATTACTTGTCCTACAGTAAACGCATGAGTAACGGTTAACGTTACAATTGCATTTGCCGCTTGAGAAATCTTAGAAATTACTCGAGTTGGTGGGTAGAAATAAGGGTTATATGGAATAACTCTATAGCTACCTGGACCAGCCGCAGCAACAATAGCTCTCATATATGCCAAGTCAAAATGAGTTCCATCAATAACTGAAATAGTGAAATCTAAGCTACCAAGCTGTTGAGCTCCAGTAGTATTAAAGATTCTCACTACCTGACCGCTACTTAAAGCTGCCGTTGAAGCAACTAGTACGCGTGGAGGAGTAGCGTTTGAAATTGAAGTAAGTGCAACGCTCGGGCCAGGGGTATTGATAGAGCTATCAAATAAAGTAAAGCCTAGACCTGCAAAAGCATTACCATTCAAAACATCAGTTGCATCAGTTTTGGTATATTTTATACCACCACCAGCAGGCATTCCTCGTTGCCAATATGATTGAACTACTCTACCTGGAGTTTGTTGTGCAGCCATTTGGGTATAGTTATATACCCACATCCAATCAACATTGGATCTTAGAGGTATGTTTACTGCACCACCAGTTGAAACAAATGTACCTTGATTAGTACCTGAAAAAACAACACTCATCGTATCTCCTTATGAATTTAATGTGCAAAGCATTTGTGAAATCCATAAGTCGTTGACTACACGGGTAACTTCCGAGAAAGTTGCACCAATAGTAACGTTTTGATACAACGCATCAGAGAACTCAGGTCCACGGTATAAAATACGCGCAGAGAAGTTGTCTTGATATACTGCAGCGTATGCTTCTAAACCGCATACAAATACAGAATATACATCGTTACCCAATGCTGAAGCATGAGGACGAATAAGACCTTGGCTGGAAACCATGAATCTCACGTTGTTTAGTGCGCCCCATTCTGCACCAACCTTAGCTGCTGATTGATTTGGATAATTCCACTTAGGAGTGAAATCATTCAAAGCATTCAAGTCTTTAACTAAGTTTGAGTGTCCCATTGCTAAGAAAGCATCACGAACAGGAGCGGTACCAAAACGTAGCTCACCGATTTCACGATCAAGAATCATCCATGCATCATTAGATAATAGACCTGTAGTAACTTCATCAATATCAGATACTGATAAGTTAGTCGGTCTATCACCATTGTTGCCACCAGTACAGGTGTACTGTGTAGCTGATGCTGCCAATGCATCTCGTGAAAGCTGATCTTCAGTCATTCTCATTGAAAGACCTAAGAGTTCAGAAACTTCCATCAAAACCATCAATTAATCTGTTACTTTTGTGACCTATTTCTAGGCGGGACCTTTCTCTACTTAGTCCTCATTGCGTTTTCCGCAATGTTCAGAGCACCGCATCTCACATTTCTGTGAGTCTTCTCGCTTGCTACGTTCAGGCTGAATAAATTCATTTTCTAGAGATTTTATTTTATCAATTAGTGTATCATTACATCTTCTGCAGAACTCGAACAAAAGATTTTCATCGCTTATAGATTCATAACAGGTTGCTTCTTCAAAATATTTTAACTTTATATTACACCTTTGACAGTTAACAAACTCTGGTAATGACATAATCTTGCCCCTTGTTGCCGGTTAGTTAAATACCACTTCGGTTTCCAAGTCTATCAGAGAAGATTTATTCAGGACATGATTTTTATCCTGGTTCTGTAAGAACACACGTTGGTTTATGGCTGTAAATTGACCATAAATGGATACTGTTGCATCGATGTCCACACGATTAAGAGGAACACCCGCAACAGGAACACCATCAGGTGCAAGAGGTACAGGGAATGTCGGAAGTCTATCATATCTACTCATACGCAGAGTAGTACCACCTTTAGCAGGCAAGTGTTTGACCGTAGCACCAAGTTTATGAATTAAACGGGGCGTACGGACGGCGAGTAGAACATCATCAGCCGTCTGTAACACTTCTGGTGGTAGATTATTAGGGCTATTTACCATAGCAATCTCCAGAACAATAATATTTTATGTTATTTGGACTGGCTGGCGAGGCCTATACGCCTGGAGTTGGTGAGGCTCCTTACACCCGTGACTGAGCGGCCGTCACTGATACGCTCAAGGGTAGTATAGGATAAGAAAATAAGATAAATCAAGTTTATATAGGGTACTGAGTATTATCTCTTATATATTGATACTCGTAATCATCTTCTATATCAGGAGAATTTCCATCAGCTCTTTTGGCAATTTCTTTTCCGTCTTTGTCTTTGACTAAAATCCAAAGTACTTCTTTGTTATCAAAGTAGGCAGTAGCTACTTCATCTCGAGGTATCATATGTTTATTTTTGAGATCTTGGACAAGTTTAATTTTTTCTTGATTGAGTTTAACAGTGTGTTCCTTGTTTATTCTTAACAGTGTAATAAAAACTAAAGCTATGAGGCACGCATTAAATATCATGACATTCCTCCTTCTCATATAGTTTCCTTCAGTGGATCTTTCCTGTGCCAGAAAAAAAGGAAAATCAAACTAGCACAGGAAAGTATGTGGTTTTTAACCTCGTTTAACTCTTTCCAGATATTCCAGAACTTGTTTTCGCCTTTCTTCTGTCATTTCTCTTCTATCATAATCATTCAATTTAGATAAAGGAGTTTGTGGAGTCTGACCAGAATTACCAGGCGACGAGGGTTTTGATTTATTTTTATTAATCTTTTCTTCAGAGTCTTTCATACCTTTGGTATATATACCGTAATTTTTCATCATATTATACACCGTTTTAGATTTATTTTTAAGATTAGGTGATGACATTACTGATTCGTAGTCTTCAGGATACAACCTAGCAAGTGTCTTTATATTATCATCAGTAACTACTTCATCAAAATCTTTAATATCCCTCAAAGCTGATTGCGCTTCATATCTCTCAACTCTTTCATGAAGTTCTTGCAGCCTACGCTCAGATTCTGAAAGCTTGGAAGTAATCTTAGACGTATTCTTTTTAAAGTGTTTTACTTGAAGATAATCATCAGGATCAGCACCAAGATCATCGTCAACATTATCGTTACTTCCAGACGCCTGCGGCGCAGTGTTTGCGTATGCCGCTTTGGCCTCGAGTTCTTTAATCCTTCGCTCTGCAGAAATACGCGCCGCCTCTTCAGCTTCAAGCTTTTTCCTCATAGATATAATATTGGTTTCATAGTTTGATTTCTGTTCAACTGGTTGTTCTTGAACCGTTTCTTGTACTACTTCTTGTGTTTGTTCTTCCATAGTTCTCCTTAATGTTCTTCTTTATGTGTTATTGATAAAGCAGCATCAGGCTTCTCGCCATTTTCTTTCTTAACCCATTTCAACAGCTCCCCCGTTTCCATTAATACCACAAATTGACACGATCTTCGAGTTTCTTTGTTTTCATAATAGCGCTGCTTGTTATTGAGTATGTGATAATACTTGAACTTTCCGGGAATAGTCCACAGATATTCTAGCGATCCCGTAAGATAATGGTACTTAAATACATTTTGATTATAAACGGGAGTAGGGCATGAAACTCTATAATAGAGAAACGGTTTTACTTGCCATTTAACAAAACAAGCCGTCACGTAAATATCTCTGTATTGAAACTTGTCTTCGTTTTTTCTATCAATACATCCCTGGATCATTTCGGGAATAAGTTCTTTTAACTCTTGTTTACTATACTCTCTTACATCATCATCAAGTCCAAGCATTTGCATATCTTTAACTGATAACTTATATGCCATGTATTCTCCCTAAATAAAAAGCCCCAAGCTACCGTTATCGTAGTTATTTGGGGCCTATCAATATATCCGAGATTAAGCTATTTTTTCTTGCTTTTACCAGCTTCTGACAATGCGATTGCAACTG